TACACGTAGACGCCAGCGAGAAGTTGGTTGACCCGTTCGAGAAGTTCATGGCCGGGATTGGCGCTGCGGAAGAAATGACAACGGATGAGCCAACCCAGAATGAACACGGCAGAACGATACATTGATGATGTCCTATCTGGGAAACAGATAACAGGTCAGTTAGTCAGGCTTGCCTGTCACCGGCATGTTACTGACCTGCGCGACGGGCATCTTCGCGGCCTCAGATTCGACCGAGCGAGAGCACAGCGGGTCATAGACTTCTTCAAGTTCCTCCGCCACTCGAAAGGTGAGTGGGCGGGGCAGGTCTTCGAACTCTCTCCGTGGCAAGAGGCTAAGACATGGATTCTGTTCGGCTGGGTACATGCCGACACAGGATTCCGCCGATTCAGAACGGCGATAGTAGAACTGGCCCGCAAGCAGGGTAAGTCAACCTGGGCGGCTGGCGTCGCTTTGTATATGACCGTCGCAGACGGTGAGCAGGGCTGCGAGACCTATTCGGTCGCGACAAAGAAAGAACAGGCAAGGCTGGTCCACGGTGAAGCGATGCGGATGGTCGCAAAGTCGCCGAGCCTGTCCAAGGTACTGAAGCGATTCAGGGATAACCTGCACTGCTTGGCGACTAACTCTAAGTTTGAGCCGCTGGCCTCCGAAGACGACTCGCTCGACGGCCTGAATCCTCACTGCATCATTGCGGACGAGGTTCACGCCTGGTCCAACCGGCTGCTCTGGGATGTACTCGCCACTTCGATGGGAGCCAGACGCCAGCCGCTGATGCTCGGAGTCAGCACGGCAGGGTACGACCGGCTTTCAGTGTTCTACCAGCAGCACGATTACAGCATCAAGGTTCTACGCGGCATCATCGAAGACGATTCCTGGTTCGCCTGGATCACGACGATGGATGAGGCCGATGACTGGGAAGATGAACAAAACTGGGTCAAGTCCAACCCAAACCTCGGCGTCACCATCAGGATCGAAGATCTAAGGGCAGCAGCGGCGAAGGCCAAGTCCAACCCTGCCGAATTGAATAGCTTTCTTCGGCTCCGGCTGAACACTTGGACGAATCAGCACACAGCCTGGATGCCGATGGACAAATGGGATTTGTGCAACACCCCGGTGGATGCTGAGGCGCTCCTCGGACGCCCGTGTTTCGGCGGGCTCGATCTTTCAACGACCACAGACATCAGCGCGTTCGTTCTATTGTTTCCGCCTTATGGCGACGATCCAAAGTGGAGTGTGCTGTGCTTCTTCTTTCTGCCTGAGGAGGCAATTGAAGCCCGCAGCAAACGGGATCGCGTCCCCTACGAAGTGTGGCATAGCCAAGGGCTGTTCAATCTGACCCCCGGCGTCATCATCGACTACGACTTCATTCGCGCCAAGATTCAGGAACTCGCGGAGTTCTACCACATTCAAGAAATCGCGTTCGACCCGTACAACGCGACCCAGATCGTAACGCAGTTGACGGGTGACGGGCTGACGATGGTTCCGTTCCGCCAAAGTGACATCGTACTGAACTCGCCCTGCAAACGGCTGATGGAACTTGTGCTCACCGGGGACTTAGCTCACGGTGGCAATGCCGTCCTCCGCTGGATGGCTTCGAACGTCATGGTTTCGGTCGGCGCATACGGCCTGATGAAACCAGACAAGGTGAAGTCGCGGGAAAAGTTCGACGGAATCTCTGCCACGCTCGACGCACTGGGCCGAGCGATGATCGTTCCACTTTCCGACGGCTCTGGCATCGGCTGCTTTTCAATGTAGCTTTCACGCACCAGAAGAGATATATGCATGGCCTTATTCGGCAGTTCATCAGACCTCATCACGCTGGATCTTCGCGGCGGGTCGCCCATCGACAACCCCGCGATCCCGCTGAACTCAAGCGCGGTCTGGGACTGGTTTGTTGGCGGGGAGACAACTGTTGCCGGTGAGCAGATAAGTGAGGCCGGGAGCCTGACCATAACAACCGTGTATCAATGCATCACCCTACTCGCAGCCATGGCTTCTACGATGCCTCTGCGCTTGATGGAGAGGACGGGTTCAGGTCACGTCGTTGCCGAGGACACTGGGTTGCATTACTTGCTCAACGTAGAGCCTAACCCGGAAATGACGAGCACGACTTATATCGAAACGATGGTGGGTTGCCTCGCTGCTAACGGCAATTGCTATAGCCAAATTGAGCGGAACACGACGAAAGTTGCAATCTCGATCTGGCCGCTGAATCCGTTGAAGACTGAACCGATTCGTCAAGCTAACGGTGTCCTGGCATACAAGACCTCGGATGGCGAGAGCTTAGGCGCACACCGCATCGTTGACGCTGCCGACATAATTCACGTGCCGCTGTTCGGTCTTGAAGGCCGCAGAGGGATGTCTCCAATTATGATGGCGCGTCAATCCCTCGGTCTCGCAAAAGCAGCAGAGAAGCATGGAGCCCGCCTGTTCTCCAACGGTACAAAAGGCGCGGGCGTCTTTATGAACAAGGGTCCGAAGCCTGACGCGAAAACGCAAAAGGAAATGAAGGAGTCATGGCAGGAACAGGCGGGCGGCAACAACCAAGGCCGTATGCAGTTTTTGTACGGCGGAGATTGGAGTTTTCAATCTCTGGGGCTCACGCCTGAAGAGTCTCAGTTCTTGGCAACACGCTCGTTTCAGCGGGCGGACATTGCTTCGATGTGGCGCATCAGTCCACACCTCGTCGGTGACACCAGCCGTTTGAGCGGCACTAACTCTGAACAGTTGATGCTACAGTTTCTCGTCATCGCATTGGCTCCGTATCTCCGCAAGCTGGAGGCGGAGTTCAATCGCAAGTTATGCCCGACAGTAGGTAGAAAGGCAGGCAAGTATTACACCAGTTTTGACCCTTCCGGGTTGCTTCGTACAGATTTGAAATCTCAGAACGAGGCGTATCAGGCAGGGCGAGTTGGTGGTTGGTACACGGCCAACGATGTACTTCGCAAGCTGGGTGAGAATCCTGGTGGTCCTGAGTGCGATGTGACGATCACGGCGGTAAATTATCAGAACTCGAAGCGGCTCTTGGACACGGAATCGCTCCAGGATCAGCCCATTGACGCGGCATTGCCGACTCCTGCGGAACGATCCATGTTGGGTGAGTTCACACGGGGTTATATCCACATCTATTCCGATTCGTTTGGGCGGCTTTTAGTCCGCAATAAGCGTGATTACGACACTCTTTCGACCTTGTTCCGGCCTGTTCTTCGTTCTATTGCGGACGCGGCAATGGGTAAGATCGGCGCTCTCCCTGACCTTGCGGGTGACGTAGCGGATGACGCTATCCACGATGCGTTGAAGGCGATGGAGAAGCGGGCTGCTAAGTGGCCTGCTGTTATCCCAACGGCTGAAGTTGCCACTTATGCGAACACGGAATTCGTGAAAGCTCTCCGCACCATTCATGTGCAGGTGAGCCGGAATACAGCCGCAGCAAAAGCGGTCGCGCAGTTAGAAGCACCAGAGGGCGAGGTTACCGATGATGACCAAGCAGCCTAAGAACGGCGAACGCGAAGTTCGCACACTCCCGACGACCGAGTTCTGCATCGCTACCGCAGATGACGGTACCCGCGTCCTGTCCGGCCTCATCCCCTACAACAGCAGAACAGTTGATATGGGCGGCTGGTCAGAGATGATCGCGCCGGGGGCATTTTCTGGTGCGTTACAGGCTACCAGCGATGTGCTCTGTCTTCGTGACCATAACTCCTCATTCCTGATGGGCCGCACCAAGTCGAAGACACTTTCCCTAACCGACTCCACCGATGGCCTGCGTTACACCTGCAACCTGCCGAAGACCTCTCAGGCCGCTGACCTCGCCGAATCCATCGACCGTGGGGATCTGGACGCCACTTCGTTTGGCTTTGTAACTCTCGATGACCAGTGGGCGGCTGATGAAAGTGGAAATGTTCTTCGCACCTTGACCTCTGTAGAGCTACACGAAGTTTCACCTTGCAGCTTTCCAGCGTATCCAGCTTCACAGGTATCTCTCCGCACTTGCCCGATTGAGATTCGATCCAAGATTGAGAAGCGCGATTCCAATGACGCCTGTGAATGCGATTGCAGCCAGTGCGTAGGCGGAGATTGCGGTATCTGTAGCAACGACGATTGCGAAGATCCGAACTGCTCAGACGCTTGCAAGGATTCACGCTCCATCCGAAACGCCGATGCGAACCGCAGGCTGAAGATCCGCATCGCGTTCGCGGCCTAACCAAGTTTGAGTTTCACTCCAGACGGACGCGCCGCTTGACGGCTGCATTCGATTGCACCCCTCCGTCTGGACGCTGAGAAGCTACAGCACGCGCTGCCGCTGTCCTGCATTGCAACAAAAACTCGCACCACCAAGGAAGTAATAAATGACTATTCAGGATCTGCAGGCAAAGCGCGCAAAGCTCCTCGTAGACGCTCACGCCATCATGGCGGGTAGCGATGTGACGGCTGAACAAAGAATCGCCGTCGACAAGATGTTGACCGACGCTAACACCGTAAAGGCTGACATCGAACGTACTATCTCGCTTGAAGCCGCTGACGCAGAAATGCGTTCCGTTCCCGGACGTGTGCCACAGGGCGCAGTTGGCGACGGTGCCGCTGTTGTGGCCGAGACTCGTACCTATGACGAGCGTCGTGCTGCCACCACGGTTGCTCTCCGTGCGGCTCTCCAAAACAAGCCGTTTGAGACCCGTGACCTCACCGTATCGGCTGATGGAGCATTCGTCATCCCGGTAGGTGTAACTGACCCGAAGATTGCACGCAAGGATGCTGGCTCTGTATACGACATCGTGTACAAGTTCCGCTCCAGCACAGGCGAGAGCGTCAAGGTGCCGTTCCTCAACGACATCACCAATGGGTTCGTTCTTAACTCGGCTGCTATCACCACGACTGATCCCGCCGTTGGTGGCGTGACCATTGCGGTTGATGACATCCGCAGCAACCCTATCCTCTTGGATAACTCGTTGCTTCAGGATGTGGAGTTCGACCTGATTGGTTTCGTCGAGCGCGCCACGCAGAGCCGTTACCTCCGCACGGTTTCCAATTGGATCACCAATGGCAACACAAGCAACGTCGCTGGCTTGGCATCAGCCTATACCGGCGTCACTACCGCAGCCAACACTGCAATCGCCTTCGGCGACCTCCGTGCAATGATTGCATCGCTAGATCCGGCCTATGCTCCTGGCGCAACCTTCCTGATGAGCAACCTCACGCTGGTCAACGAAATTCTCGGTGTTGTGGACAGCAACGGGCGTCCACTCTTCCTGAATTTCCTCGATGGCGGCACATCCGGTTTCGCGGGCAGCATCTTCGGGTACCCGGTCAAGCTCAACCCATACTCTGCATCCTTTGCAGCGGGCGCAGTTTCAACAATTATGTTTGGAGATTTCAGCGAAGGTTACACCTTCCGCGAGGTTCTTCCGGGCATCGTGCTGAAAAAGAGCGTTGATCGCTGGATCGAGTTGAATCGTACCGGCTTCGTGGCCTTCGCCCGAGTCGGCGGAAGTCCCACGAACGCGGGTTCAGTTTCCTCGACTCCGTCACCCATCGTGGCCCTCGAAATCCACGCCTAACCAAACCCTCAACACGGGGCCGATTTACGTCGGCCCCTACGAGGCTCTCCATGCAGAAAACTCCAGTCAGGTAGAAGCCGATGCCTCTGTCCTACAAAGAAATGTCAGCGCCGATTGCCGAGCCGATAACCTTGGCTGCGGCCAAGCTCCAATGCATCGTTGACATTGGCGACACCAGCCAGGACTCGGTTATTGGCGGGCTTATCATCGCCGCGAGGCAGTTCGTCGAGAAGAAAATGCAGCGTGCGATCTTTCCGCGCGCCATGCGTCTCAGCCTCGACTACTTCCCGTTTCCAGATTGGTCTGGAACCGTTAATGCGAACGACCGCCACTGCCTGTACGGGCGCTACTGGCATCAGCTTGCCATCCGGCTCCCGCTTGTGGCCACGCTCTCTGTTCAATCCATCACCTATATCGACCTCACCGGCACACTTCAGACTTTGGACCCGAATCAGTATTAC